CAAAGCGCACATATCTGTAATCACCCTCGTAAGTTTTAATAGGCTCAGCAGTTACATCCCAGTCGGCTAATCGTGTCCATGTATTACTAGATGCAGTACTTTTATCTTTAGTTGCTTCTACTCTAACAACACCGTCGTATGTACCAACTAATTCAACTTCCATTGCTCGCTGAGGAGTTGTACTGTAGTCGTCGTTAATTGCGGCTCCAAAATTACCCATTTCGCTAATGTATGCTTTCTTATCGTATTCGTAGTTGAAAACAGTTAATTCTTCTGTGAAAATATCAACAGCATTGTAACCATTTAATAATTCAACAGTTGCAAGAAGACCAAAGTCTGCATCGCTATATAGAATTCGTTCTTCTGTATCAGAGCGCAAACTTGCGGCAATGGTCAGTAGTTGCGGATCTAAGTTAGCAATCAAATCCTGTGTAATAGTAACGGACATTAAACCAGGTTTGCCTACTACCGGACTTCCTACTACAGTAAACACGTTTTTTCTAATATGATCGAAGAACTTGACTACTACATCATAACCAGCAACATTGTCCTTTCGTTGTTCGCTATTACGCACTTCGAATTCTAGGGTATTGTCGATGCCCTTGTATAGTTTGATTTTTCTTTGATACACTTGTCTGTTCTCCGTAACGAAACCTGCCACATCTGTCGTGACCTTAATACGATTTGGTAATAAATAAAACGAAATTTTTTGCATTTGGATAACCGGTTTCTAATATAGTATTTATGGTAAAATTAACAGAAGACATTAGGGCAAATTTCCCTTTTATATCAGTAGTCCACTACGGTGGTATTGAGTACGTGGGAATTGTCATCAATCAAGATCAGCATGTAACTAGCATGTTTGACTACGAATTATTGCGGACAGAAGAGGAACGAAAGACGTTCTTAGAACTAGGCGAAGCATGGTGGTGGGAAAGCAATCGCACTATTCCGATCACCATTTATATGCGGGTTGAGATGGATCCGTATAGATATGCTGTGAAAACTATGAATACCAAGGACGTAGATGTAGTCTTTGGCCCTACGGTTAATCTAAGCAATATTGCTATCAAGCGTGTGAAACGCAAGATGATACAGTTAGTCAAGCCGAAGCGTTAACCATTTGCTCGCAAATTAAATTCATCTGTACTACAACTGCCTGGGCATAAGCCACTGCGTGGGCCTTCTTAAAATAGTACTCGTCACCTTCGGGCTTAGTCCAAACCTCGGACATTATCGTAGCCCAATCTTTCCCAATCAAATATCTTTTAGCAGGGCGTATCATTGCCAATACTGCTGCCAATTCCATAATGCATCTAGGTTTAGTTTCTCTTAATATAGATCCGTAACCGTTGACGTGAAACAGATTATTAGTAAACTCATCTTCTAACAACAAGTCCCATATCGGAGTTTGATTCATTAATTGTTTAAGATGTTCTTCGTCTCTAACACCTTCGTAGATTCCTACGTTCAAAAAGTCAATCTTAAAGTAACCACGTGCTTCTGCTTGCTTATAGTCAATTGTACTTGTGTTAGTTCGTGCGTCTCTTGGAATACTGGTAAAATAAGCGCCAGTATTATGATTTTTAATTTCGTTGCCGTCGTGGCGAACTGCAATCGTATGATTGAATAATTGCAGTGCTTTTTCTCTATCAGCAAAGTCGATATCGATATCTGGCATTATAAATTTCCTTCACGTATAACATCAGTGACTAATGCCATGTCTGCTGGATACTGTTTAAATCTTCGTTTCCAGTAATCCGGATCCATTACACTAAACACAATACCTAATTGCTCGTCATTTAGTTTACTCAGCATGTCCCTGCCAGTAGGACTGTTCATAACTAGCCACGGACTCATCTTGCCGTCTTTAATATCATACACAGCACGGTTGTGGCTAATGTACTTAAAGTAATGATTCCATTGACTGTTATTTTCTTCTGCCCAGTCTATCATTGTCTTAATACTGCGCTGAATGGCAACCTCTGGAGGTTCTTTCTTAATAAAGTCTAAGACGTATTTGTAATATAAATCTTCTCTGCACCAGTGGTCTAATTTAACTCCGCTGGTTACAACAAAGTCGATGTACCTATCTGGGTATAGCGGATTAACGTTGCTAAGGAAACTACCAAACTTAACAAACGCATTGTAATATTGACTCTTGGCAAACTCGTCGTATGTCTTAACAGTCTTGGCCTTTTGACTTAGTTGAAAGAATCTAATGTATGTTTGATATCCTAATATAACATGCTTCTCATCCTTGGCTAGGTACCTGCGCTTTTGTTCGCACATATGAACAGCCAGGGTGTTTTCTTTCATAAACCCTGCGCCGCAATGTTGACAAGAATATGGTTTAGATACCGCAGTCAATTTGAATGAAGCCCTCTTTGTCTTTTCGAACACATCTAAGTTCATAGCATTTTCTTAATAGCATTATCATCCATGCCCATGTTACGAGCATACTCTTTAATTTCTTTTGCATCGGTCATTGATGCTAACAACTCTAGTTCGTCTTGCTTCATGTTAGGATACATTTGCTCTAACACTTTCATCATTTTACTATCGCCTGTTTTCTTTTTAAACTTGATATACTCGTGATAGTATTGTTTCTTTTCATCGTTACCAGTCATACACACAAGATACCAAAGCAGTTTTTGATGTTTGCTTAGTGTAAAGAAATGCTTATTGTAGTACTCATTTGTCTTAAAGATAGCAAGTTCTTGTGCTTCTCTGTCACTAGTTCTAACAGTGGACGCATAACGAATCAACAAATAAAAACTAATTTGCTTTCTTTGTTCATCTGTTAAATTGTCCCATAGATCCTTTGCGCCAATGTCAATCGCATAGGTCTCGTCGTTGATTGTTAGTTTATCACTCATTGTTTGTCTTTGACTAAGTTATGTATTAGTATAGCACGATCCAGTACTCTTTGTAAAGACGGATTGACTTTTGCAGTTTCTCGAATACTTTTCCAAAGTCTTGCTTCTTTTGTTGCCAAGTAAGTTTCTCTGCCATCTCCGGGCTTGTTTGGATCATAGTCCCAGCCGATGGCTACTCTGGTGCCAGGGTCTGCACCAAACTCTCGAGCATACGTCACACCGTCTGCTCGTTCATAGATATATGTTACACCTGGTTTTAGTTGACCCATGTTTTACCTCTAAACTCATCTAAGAAATATTCTTTTTGATCACACCAGTAGTCCGTAAAAATTGGATCACCTGGTCCGGTTAGCATTGTAGTAACCACGACACACTTTTTGAACCATAAAGATTTTCCGCTTAAGAAACATTCTCTCGGTATTAAAGAACGCTGTATAGTCTTACCAATACGGCGTCTTCTAAAGTCATTCATTAGTGTGTCTTGTGGCATTACAGTAATTTAAAGAAGTCAATAATTTCGCATTGTCTGCTAATATCTTTTGTAAAGAACGCACACAATGGTTTGTCACCTTCGTGCAATGGTACCGATAACAATTGATTATTCTTCATTTTAGGGAAGAACCATTTGACATCATTGTACACATTTACAATTTCAATCTTACCATACTCGTGTTTAAATCCGCTTAGTGGATTAAACAAGAAGGCTTCAAACCCTCTATCATTTAGTGAAGTAAGGGGCATAACTTCTATTTCACTGCCGCATTCACTATCGGCTACTGCAATACTCCAGTCGATAGGCATAATAACTTCATGCTTACCAATTCTAATTACCATTGCTGGACTATTAAAACTTTCCAGGAATATCAATGGCATAAAGAAGAAGTCCGGATTGCTCGTATCGTTATTGTCTAATACGGCAAATCTAATATCGTCCTCTACTTCATCTGGCATTTTTGATAAGTCAAAGGTCTTATCATCTAGTGTTAAAATCAACATACTGTCTCCATTATTCCCAAGTAACTTTTTCGATTGTAAAAGGATACTTGGCGTCTTTGTAGAATTTTTTACGTTCTGTTAGGTGTCGCTTTGCGTACTTGCATGTTGACGTAATGTCCCATATTTGCACAAAGTCTTTGTCTTCTGCCTTTCTAATGCCTCTACCGATTGATTGAATAACACGGACAAATGACTTGCCGGGTTCTAACAAAACTAGATTAAAGATTCGAGGAATGTTAAGACCAACAGCCGCAACGCCATATGTTGCAATAATAACTTTGTTAGTGCTGGTTCGAATTTCGTCGTACTCTTCTTTTCGTTCTGCTAGTTTAATTTCTCCTGAAATAAAGATACTATCGGGTAT